CAAGGATTAAAAAATTAGTTGATAACACAAAGTCAATGAAAGAATTGACAACACTTTATCAAACAGAAAAACCACATGACGACAAAATTAAAGAATTATTCAAAGTAAAAAAAGGAGAGTTTAATGGATAATAAACCAATGATTAAATATGGAGTGGATGAGTTAACTATTTCCATAAATAAAAATGATCGTAAAACTGAGGATTGGCACTCAGACTATAATGGCAAGTTAGTCATTAATGGTGAGATATTTTATGCCAATGTTTATCAGAAAAATGACAACTGGATTGCAGGCAAGTTGGTCAAAGCAGACCCAACAAAGGTTAGTGCAGGCGGTCAAACTTTAGCTAATTCTACTGAGTTAAATGATGAAATTCCTTTCTGATCGAAGTCAATTAATTCAGGAAGCTGATGAACTTATCAACGGGGATCGTCACGATAATTATGGCGATGCCTCAGATAACTTTGCTCGGATAGCTACTTTATGGAGTAGCTATTTGGGGCATGAAATCAAAATGCACGATGTAGGCATAATGATGGCTTTACTAAAAATATCTAGAATTTCTTTTGACCACGAAAATGCCAAAGACAGCTTTGTGGATGCCATTGGATATGTAGCACTTGCAGGAGAATTAGCTGTGGAGAAAAATGAAGATGAATAAACCTCTTCCAACACTTCGCAGGACTAAAGAGCAAATAGATAAAGATAATGCAGAATTTTCTAATTGCGGTCATTGCGGTAAGCCCCTGAGAAAATCAAAACAAAGGCGAGACAGCCCTAAAACGTGCAGTCAGTGCCGATATGAATTATCCAGTGGCAGTAGTGCTATTAGGACTATATGCAAACAACTTCAAAGAAAAAAGCCAGTCATAGCTGAGGATGAAATGATGTTTGAAGATCATCCCAATGGAGACAGCGATAGAGAGGGTAAGGTCACTATCAACCCTACCTTTGTTAACTATGGCATATCACCGCTATCTGAGGTGATTAAAACTAGTAATTATCAATATAAAAATGGTTCTGCGAGAGATGGTTATAGATACAAAAGGAGTGAGTGATGGAAGTTTGCCCAATGTGCAAATCAGCATGGCGACCTATAAATATGGGGTCAGTTGAGAAATGTGCGGTTTGCCAATTTCGTATTGCTGTAGATTGTTGTTCAGGAACTTGTGAAAATGAGCCGATGGAAAAAACCGACAAGACCACCGATACATCCAACACCTCTGATGGATAAATGTGAGCAGTGCGGTAAGGATTTTGATTGGCGGTATGCAGGATTAGCCAATGCTAAAAAAAATATATTCTGCGGACATAAATGTTTTGATGATTTTAGGTTTGAGCGACAAAGGCTAGAAGATGAGTTCAAATCCCTTTGACTATTGCAAATTTTGCAAGGCAGAAATGCCTCCGAGCATGAATAAACGTCTTAGGGCTTATATGTGTCCAAACTGCCACGATATGAGAAGAGATGGCAACTACGAAGTCAGTAAAATATTTGATGAACTACGAGAAAAGAATAAAGACCTACCTGAAGATGACTGGTCTGATCAGAATGTTGAAGTTAAAGACGAGCCACCCCTAAAGAATAAAAGGGGGGCTACATACATCTATAGCAGAAACATTATAGACGATATCTAGCCCAATAATTTCTGCAATAATCTCTCAGCTTGCATTGGACTTCTAGCCTGCTCTAAATCGATAACAGTATAGTGAACCTCAGCAGTCTTAGAGTTCTTAGAGTGACCCATTCTAGCCTTCCTAATATGATCAGGCACTTCACCAATCATAGATGTGTTAAAGTACTTCCTAAAACCACCAATGCCATAGTTAGGCACTCCTGCATGTTTACAAACAGTCTTGATTAAATTTCTCATAGCATTTTGCTCAAATGGTTTTTTACCACTAGCATTAGGGAAAACCCATAAATCACAATGTGAATTTAACTTCCACTTTTTGAGCAATGTCATAACGTGAGATGGCAAACCTAAAATTCTTTCTCTGAAATTATTTTTAAGTTCCTGAGTATCATATCTATAAACGTTTCTGCTTATAGTTACCTCAGACTTATTGAAGTTAATGTCTTGCCATTGTAAGCCTTGAAGCTCGTTAGCTGACACTCCAGTAAAGGCTGAGAAGGCTATAAATGTATCTAGATATAATGTCTTTTTGACCTTTAATATACTAGCTATATGGTCATGCGAATAACCGCCTCTCTCATTGACAACACCTTTAATCTCTTTTCTGTCGTCAGAGTTACAAGGGTTTCTAGAAATATAACCCTGATCAACTGCAAATTTCATAACCATATTTAAGGTTTGCACACAATGCCTGATTGATTTGGCGGATAAATCCTTATTAGCACAATCATCAATGAAGCTGTTAATCTTACCAGTGGTAATCTCTTTGATGCTAATACCCTTAAAAAAAGGTGTCAGATGAAGTCTTAAATGCCTCTCATCATTGTCATATGACCTTTGCCTGATACCATTAACTTTCCTGCCAACCGCATCTAGTCGCTTTTCTAAGGCAAGTTTTGCTACATCATCAAACAATGCAACCTCAATTTTTGTTACATGATTTTCAAAGTCAGATATCATAGCTTTTCTAATAGACTGAAGATCTTTTTTGTTAACAGCTATCTTCCTGCCATATGACTTCATAGTCGCTGATTTATAACGAAACTGAAAACCTTTATAATCTTTAGCCACAATTATATAAGGCTTAATATCTCCAATAAAATAATTAGCCATTAGTTTGCTCCCTCAATAATTTTGCCATTAAAATCTACGTTAATGCTTTTAATAACCTTAATTCTTTCTAGTCTAGTTTGCTTGATACATAGCTTCTCAAAGTTTTTAGGTCTGTATTTGCTATGCTCTTTGACCTTACCAGTAACAACAATCTTGTGACCTTCTTTAACTGGTGCTAACCACTCTGTTCGGCTTTTATCAGTTAAATCAGTAGAACCCTTGTAGATAAAGATGTTTCCATCATTATCAGACATTGTATAAATGTTGACGTAATTCCATTGAGTTTCGTAACCAGTAATTTTATTTACTGTAAGTTCAACCTCTAGCTTATCACCAACAGAACCAACAAAATCTGTTTTCTTAGCTTGTTGAATTAAATCATCTTTCCAATGCTTTTTAAGAACAGAAATCTCAATAGCTTCTTTTCTAAGTTTACTAGCACCCTCAAAATTGGTTTTAACAAATTGTTTTGCATCAAGATTTTTATTAGACTTTTGCTTGTACATATTGGGAAGAACTTGATTTGCTCTTTGCCTAAGCTCATAACTAAGTTCAAAAGTATTCTTTTGATTAGCCTTTAACCTATGGTCAATTCTGCCATATCCACCCATATTACGAACCCACCTAATATCATCAATGGTTTTTTCGTATCTGAGTTTCTCAGCTTTTTCTTCAGCAATTTCTTCTGCTGTCCTAAATTTATATGGGTTTTGATTGTTAGGCTCTTTGGCTAAATATAAACCATTGATAACTCTTTCCGCTTTACAAAATGTTTTTGCTTTTTCTTGAGCGGTTTTAAAATCAACAGCAAGATTTACAAGATGCTGTGTTCTGTACTCAACTCTAGCAATGGGAATACCGACTTCGTTTTTACCCCAAACAGTTTCTTTCCAGTTAGCATAAAGAGAATAGAGTTTGTCTTCTTTACCCAAACCAACAAAAAGAGATGTGATTGTGTCACACCCTTTAACGAAATCTTTTGCTATTTCTAGATTATTCATTAGTTTGCTCCCCAAATTATCTGTGAAACTGTTCTATCTTTGTTCCTAAATTTAGGCTTTGTTCTTCTTATGTTCTGCATAATTTATTCTCCTCTTTAAAGTTAGCCACTTTTTATTTTAGACTTTTTTATGTTACCCACTCTAAAACAAATCGTATTCCTATATAATGCACTATTATACCTATTATGCAACTATTATTTCAAAAAAAGGGAAATAAACCTGACGACTGTTAGCCACTTTGTTAGCCACTCTGTAATCGTTATCAGGCTTAAAACGCAAAAAAACCCCAAAAACCGAAATTTTTGAGGTTGTGTAACTTATTGATTTTATTGAATAATTGGTTGCGGGGGTAGGATTTGAACCTACGACCTTCAGGTTATGAGCCTGACATTTTTCCCCTATTTTTGACTGTATATATAGGTTTGTGTTTGCGGTTAGCCACAGAGTTAGCCAGTAATTTCCATTATTAAAAAAGTTAGCCACTTTTTTTATGATCTAAATTTAGTCAAAATATGAAAGGGGTATTCGTATATAACCACGATGAACTTAAAATTAATTATGATATTTAATTAATTTTAAGGATATGTAATGAATCTTTTTAGTTTGTTAAATAGTAGATCAAAACCAATAACAATTGGGATAATTGGTGCCGGTAAATTTGCTACAATGTTTTTTTCTCAAGCACTTAAAATACCTTCAATTCATATTGTGGGAGTAGTTGATATACATCCTGAGAATGCCAAATCAAATATGGAGATGGTAGGCTGGGACCCATCTGCTTTTGAAACTTCTAATTTATCAGATGCATTTTCATGTGGTAAAACATTTATTTCTGATAATTGGGAAGAACTTGTCTACCATGAGTCAATTGAAATTATTGTTGAATGTACAGGAAACCCAATTGCAGCTGTAGAACATTGTCTTTCAGCATTTAAAAATAAAAAAAATGTTATTAATGTAACTGTTGAAGCTGATGCATTTTGTGGATTTGCTTTGTCACAAAAAGCTAATGATGCTGGTGTTTTATATAGTATGGCATATGGAGATCAACCAGCCC